AAGAAGGAGCGAGTACAATCTCTCTTCCTGCCGCCCAAAAAGTTGCAGCTCACGATGGTACAACTACTACAGGTGTAAATCTTAATGTAATGACTCTTCGTAAAGTAAAAGAAAAATTCGACTCTAATGATGTTGATGAAAGTATTCCAAAGCATATGGCGATTGGATCTTCTCAACTTCAGTCTCTTTTGGCTGAAACAGAAGTAACGAGTTCAGATTTTGCTTCCGTAAAAGCCTTGGTACAAGGTGAAATCGATAGTTTTATGGGATTTAAATTTGTTAGAAGTGAAAGATTACCACAGTCAGCCTCAAATATTACTTACAATGTCGTCAGCGGAGTAACTGGTTCCGGTACAGGAACAATTACAGCGGCAAATTCCCGTAGATGCTTAGCATGGGCACAAGATGGACTTATTCTTTCTATTGGTTCCGATCAAAAGGCACGAATGAGTGAAAGAGATGACAAGTCTTATTCAATGCAAGTATTTATGGCAATGGGCATTGGGTCTACTCGAATTGAAGAAGAAAAAGTAGTTGAAGTAGATTGTTCAGAATAATAATAATAACGGGAAGACTCTCTTCCTATAATGTGAGGTAAAAAATGGCAACTTATTATGGTGCAAATGCCACAAAAAGAGATGTAAACGTACCTTCGGAAAAGATAAAGGTAAATGAGCAACACGGACGTGTTCGTAGAGCTTATGATTCTTATAGTCTTTTGGGTGAGGCTTCGGTTGCGGATTTAATTTTAATGATGAAACTTCCTGCTGGGTCTAAGATTGTTGACGCAAGACTTGCCGCCCCTAGTGATGGAACTACAGGACAATGGGATGTTGGATGGGCAGCTTCAGGTGATGTGGCCGCTGATCAGAACGGACTTTTTGCAGGAGCTACTGAAGGTGACTCCGGTGGAGGTATTGTAGATTCTAAATTGGCTGGTGTTTCCGCAGGTTACAATCAGGAATTCGACTCAGAAGTTCAAATTCAACTCTATTGTTTGGAAGCAACAACAGCTTCAACAGGCGATGCGCTTGAATTAGAAGTTTTCTACGTTGTAGATTAAACATAAGGGGCTACGGCCCCTTTTTTTCATGGAGTTTTTATGGCATCAAGTGAAGTTGCGATTTGTAATTCTGCCTTAATAAAACTCGGTGCCGCAGAGATATCTAGTCTTTCTGATACTAATAAACGTGCCCAGCTTTGTAATGCACAATATTCTAAATTAAGAGATGAACTTTTAAGAAGTCATCCTTGGAATTTTGCAATAGGAAGGAAGGTTTTATCATTAGATTCTTTTATATTTATCGATGGAGATGTAACTACTGGGACTGATCAAATAACTGAGACAGGACACGGAAGAATAACAGGAGAGAAACTAAGATTAACTACAACAGGGGTACTTCCTACTCCTTTAGAGTTAGCTACTGATTATTTTTTAGTTAAAGTTGATGACAATAATTTTAAATTAGCTACAACAGTCCAATATGCTTATGATGGTACTGTAATAGACATCACAGCGGCGGCGGGGACTGGCAACCATAAAGTACAAATGAAACCCTCTTTTGAATATGATAATCAATATATTCTTCCTACTGACTATTTAAGAGGCATTCGATTAGATGATAAAGAAGATAAGTTTACAATTGAAGGTGGGAAACTATTAACAAATAATGCTGAAGTTTTACTTTTATATATAAAACAAGTTACGGATACAACTTTATTCGATACAAGTTTTGATGAATTACTAGCTCTTATGATAGCTAATGATTTATCTTATCCCCTTGTACAATCAAATTCCTTAAAAGCTACAATCCAAGCAGAGCTTAACTTGAAATTGCGAGATGTTAGATCGACTGATGCACAAGAAGGTAATGCAGAAGAATTTGAGGCAAATACCTGGGCTAATTCGAGGTTATAGTGGGTAAGTACAATCTTTTAAAATCCAATTTTTCTTCTGGAGAATTAAGCCCTACCTTGGAAGGGCGTTCGGATATTAAAGAGTATAATCAGGGAGTAGCTTTATTTGAAAATTTCCACACAATGAAATCCGGTGGTGCAGCTAAAAGACAAGGTTCTCGTTATGTAGGAACTATATCCAACATGACAAATCCAACTTTAATTCCTTTTGAAACTTCAAGAACAGAAACTTATGTAATTTTAATTGACCCGACAGCTACTAAAGCTATACAAATATTCTCTTCTGATGGGGTAGCACAAACTGTTAATTCGGGCGGCTCTGTTATGAGTTTTTCCCATGAATTAGATACAAGTGGTTTTTATTATACACAAAGTTCTGATGTTATGTTTCTAACACACACTTCCAGCAACTTTAAACCTGTTATCATTACTCGATCACCTGACTTGTTAGGAGATATAAATTTTACTGTTGATGTTTGGACAGTCACTATCGGAAACCCTTATTCATCATCAGGGGTGA